TAGCAGTGATGTTGAAGCTTACACTTACGTTAGTTTCTCCACCCGCACTACTTCCGCCTATCTCATCATTTGGTACGATTGTACCTGTCTTATTAGGAACGAATACTTCAGCACCCTGCTCACCTACGATGTAAGGCTGGTTTCCAGTTACCGTGCCACCGTCAGCCCTAAAGAGGCTAGAAAAGTTAAATGCACCTGCCATAGCTTGAGCCATAGGCTGGGCAACTTTAATCTTAATAAACTCAGCAAGTACAATTCTTGCCATGTCTTTAACTGAGTCTTTAAGTGAATCAGTACCTTGACCGATATTCATAATCATACTAGTTATAGAACCTGCCATGGAGTCTGTTAATGCTTTAACTTTGTTAGCAATATCAAGCTCCTCCATACGATTAATCGCATCTTCATAAGCTGTTGTCATGGTAGCTATTTGAGTGGTTTGGAATGCTTCTGTCTTTCCTGCTGAAATCATAGCGGTTGTAATACTTTTCTTTTGTTTTTCAAACTCTTGACCAACTCTTTCTTGTTCAGTCATTTCTATACCAAGACCTGCAATAGATTCTTTGTAGTCATCTATCGATTGGGCAATCTTGCTTGTGGCTAGAATCTCTGCTGCAATATCTTTTCCTAGACCGCCAGTGTTTTTTGGCGTTGTATCTTCTGCGTTTACAACCCTTTTATCGGTGAATGGTTTTATTGACGGGAATCTTTTGAAAGCGCTAAACTTATCTAACTTAGGCATGGCTGCTTCAGCTTCATCACCTACACCTGCGATAGCGTCACCGATTTTACCAATACCCCATGACAAGGCTGTAATACCTGCAAGAACTAACTTAGCTTTCTTACCTCCTAGGAATGCCATCACAATACCAATCTCTCTAATCCAAGCAGGTATATTCATGAAAGCAACGAATGTTTCTTTTATTGCGCTACCTACACTTAGTACACCACGTCCAAACGCTTTAATCTGTTCGATAGTTTCAGGTTTTCCAAGGGCATCTGTCAACTCTTCAACTTTTTTTGTTAGGGCTGAAAGTACACCAGTCTTGGCGAATTTAATCTGAAGCTCTTCCCAAGCTGACTTCAGTTTTTTTAACGCTCCGTTTAAGCCTTGAAGCTGAGTATCAGCCATCTTCTTAGCTGTACCACCTGCATTTTGAAGCTCTGCCCTCAACCCTTTGATGCCACCAACACCTTCTGACATTGCAGCCATAAGAGATGGTCCAGCACGCATACCGAATAGAGTAACCATTTCAGTAGCACCAGCACCTGCATTCTCTAAGTCTTGTAGGATGTCAATGAAGTTACGCATTGAGCCGTCAGAGTTATTAATACTCACACCCAGCATATCTAACATCTCTGTCATTTCTGAGGTTGGTTTAAGGAGTTTTGATATTCCTGCTCTTAGTGATGTACCTGCTAGAGAGCCTTTGATACCTGCGTCAGCCATCTTACCGATAACGGCAGTCATGCCTTCCATTGACAGTCCTGCTGCCTCTGCCATAGGTGAAGCCATCTTCATAGCCTCGCCAAGCTCTATCACATTCATATTAGCACTTGCTGTGGCTTTAGCCATAACATCTACTAACTTACCTGTTTTGTTTGCTTTTAATCCAAGACCTGAAAGAATGTTTGAAGCAATATCTGCTGAAGTTGCTAAGTCGGTTGACGATGCTGCTGCTAGGTTTAATATTCCAGGCATTGATGCCATTGTCTGTTGAGCGTCAAAGCCTGCCATAGCTAGGAATGTCATTCCATCCGCAGCTTCTGATGCTGAGAAGACAGTTGACTTACCTAAGTCACGAGCTTGATTCTCTAGAGCTAATAAAACATCACCTGTATGCCCACCGATAGCAGACACTTTATTCATTGACTCTTCAAAGCCTGCCGCTGTCTTAATAGACATAATTGCAAGACCACCTAAAGCAGCACCCGCGACTTTACCAAACTGTGTAAGCTTCGCACCTACTTGAGAACTTGATAGACCAACACTTTTTAGTTTGTGGTCAAGTTTCTTTAATCCTATTAATGCTTGTGTGGCATTAATCTTTATTCCAAGAGTAGCTAAACTAGTTGCCATTTTTTTCACCTTTTAATTCAAAATACGCAGCCCAAGTTTTAAGCTCGATTGTAGTAAAGTCCATAACCTCACTAATAGACTTTTGCAAATGGTCTGCCAAATGACAATAAAACAGTAAGTCGCTATCCGACTTTAAGACTTTTTTACATCATCTACCGTAGGCTCATCATTAGCAAGCTCTTCGACAATACGACTAACCACTTCAGGGTCGTAAGTACGCATCATTTCATTTAATTCATGTGTGCGCCAAATAGGCTTGCCATCTTCATCTAATGCTCTCATAATCAGAGACATATAGACTGCTTCAATCTGCTTATCTTGTGAATAAAGCTTGAAGATTTGGGTTTGTTGCTTACCTGTTACAGCACCTTTGTAGTAAATCTTCCCATCCCACTCAGGCACATCAATAGATAATAACTCACCAGACAACTTAGCTGTAAAGTGAGTAGTTGCATTTTCCTTAATTCCCATTATGCAACAGCAGCCCAAGTAACAACACCATTAGCTTCAAAACTCATTGAAGTCTCAACCATACCGTCTAGTGTAGTTGATACACCCTTCTCAGTAATGATTGCTGACAATGAAGCGAATGTGTCGCCTGTTGTAGCGCCTTCAGGGTATAGCTTTAATGCAACTTCAGCACCTGCAGTCATTGCACCTTGACCTGTTGTATCTGTCTCATCCCAAAAAGCAGTCATAGAACCACTTGCTGATGTTAAACCTACAGTCTTAGTGCGTGCTGTGTCGCCTAGTGTAGTGTCGTCAATAGTCTCTGCTGACTCTGAGATACTCCAATCCTTTACTTCTGCGATTACGTTTGAACCGATTTTAGCCGTTCCTTCGCTACCTTTATGATTTGCCATCTTCTTGCTCCTTTACTTTTGTTTTTGTTTTTGTTTTAGACTTTTCCGCCCAACCTTTCGCCTTCATTTCTTCAATCTTTGAAGGGTGTGGCGTTACACCTTCTTTATCACCGTTAGGTGAGTATAAAACTACTGCTTTCATTCGTCTCTCCAATATGGAATTGTTACATTCACTTGATAAAACCTGTCATCTGCTCCTATTGTTACAATACTTGCAACACCACAAACAACACCACTAAAAGTCTTGCTGTCAAATATGCTGGCTATTGTATCACTATACTCTCTAACTTTGTTAGTTCCTGTATTCACAGGTGAAAAAACTTGTACCGAGATAACACCAGTATGACGCTTCTTATTATCAATAGCTCTGTAATTACTATTACCGTTTAAGATGTTTAACTTTATCCAGTCGTTATTGTTAGGTACGTCAAAATCAACATTAGCCCAAGCAATATCAGTGTAATTCCAAAACTCTTGAAGTCTATCTTCAATTGCTAATCTTTCATCAACAAAACTCATATTAGACTAGACCTTATTTCATTAACTGTGACTGACAACATGCCATGTGGCGCTTTGCCACTATGACCATGCTCTAATGCAAAGATGTAAGGCAATGAATTAGTTATGTAAATATCTCTCAAGCCACTGTATGTACGCAAGCTTGGCGCTTTCGCAGGACGACCTTGTGATGTGCTTGAAGCGTTATCATCTGTAGATGTATCCATGTGGCTAATAGACAAGTTCCAGTTACCCTTGGCACGACCAGTGTCAACAGGTGTCATTGCAGTAACGCCATCGAATATCTGTAAAGCAACTTTACGAACAGCTATATTTGCCTCAACACCAGTTTTTTTACTGAATGCGTTTAACTCAGCGCCAAACGATTGAATACTCATCCGACTCTCCTGATTGTTAGGGTGTAAGAAGCATTAGCAGGGTCTGTGTCAATCTTATTGATGCTGTATTGCTCTGAATTACGAATGATAGTATCGTTGGTTTTAGGTGTAAACGTAAGCCCCTTAGAGGCAAACATAACACTTAATTCACCAGTGCTTCCTGATACAATTTCACCAGTCTTAGCATTAGCACCCACAATACTAACAATAGCCTTTAAAGCATAAGTAGTCTCTGTGGCTTCTTTCTTGCCTGAGTATATATCATACTTAGCATTCGTTTTAATAACATAGGTTAAGTCTTCTGCAATGTCACCTGTTGCTGTAATTGCTGAACTTACTGCGCTAAGTAACGCATCTCTAAGACCCATTAGCTTCTCACTACCGCCACAGTGCTAAACTTAGCACGAGCATGAATAGAACCCCAACCTCTGAGCATTTCTTGAACAATTGATGGCAATACACCTGCTGTATCTGTTTTATCAAAGGTTAGTGATATAGAGCCAACACTCATACTTTCAAGACCTTTACCTTGAGCGTCACCTGTTGGGTCTGCCGCTATCAAATGTCTAGCAAATTCTGCTGTAGCATTTTTTACGGGTTGTGGTACGATTGTTGAATCAACATTGTAACCGTCATCAGATACGTTTGTTCTGCCCCAAGCTAGTGCTTGAGTGCTAGAAGCCTTGTTGCCTGACCAGTCAATCTTCTCATCTAATATACGAGTAGCCATCTTTAGGGCTATCTCTTTATTAGGTTCTGTAGCACCTGTCCATGTTGAAGCGTATAAATGTGTTGCGTGGTAGGCATCTGCGTCTGATACTGAAACATAGCTATCCGAAGATGAGCCGTTTGGAGTTGCGTCTAATGCCATAATTTTTCCTTAATAAGTACCCCCAAGGTAATGAAACCAAGGGGGATTTTATCAAACTGTATTAGTTATTAATACCGTTTAACATTGCTAGACCCTTCTCAGAGAAGTTAGCTAAGCCGTTGTAGAACTTAATACGAGTAATAGTCTCGTCTTTAGTCTCACTTGAGCCAATCTCTTCAATAGAAACACCTGCGTTACCAGCAGCAGTTAAGCCAGCGATACCGTGTGTCATTGAACCGTCATCTAATGTACCCATAACAATTGAAGTACAAGTTGAACTTGAACCACGCGTCTGGTTTACAGGGATGTAGTCATTACGGAAGATTGGAATACCACGGTAAGTAGGTACTTGAACGCCTGAAGGTAAAGTCATAACTTCACCGATGCCTGCGCCACCCAATGCTCTAAGCAATGCGTAGTAAGAACGAATCGTACGAGCGTTCATCATCATGTAGTCAACAGTACCGTCTTTATCAGTTACTTTGTCTAAAGTCTCATCTAACAAGTCATAAGATAAAGCAGAACCGTTAGTTGCGCCTGTCTTAGTTTGTGCTGTTGTAGCTAAAGACAATAAACCTGTGATTTGGTTACTTGAACCTGCACCATTGATTAGTTTATCTTGATAAGCACGACCAATTGACTTAGCCTTAGAAGCAACTTGTGCTGCTTTCTGGTCAGTAATGTTTGAACGTGTAGCTTGGATTAAGCCATTCACTTCAGCATCGCCAACTAATGTTGTCAATGTAGAAGTTACAGTATCAAATGTTGCTGCCGCTTTACCTGCAGAAATAGTTGAACCTACGCCAGTCCACTCCGCTGCGCCTAATGCGTTCTCACGGTTGTAAGATAATGCATTACCGTCAATTGCTTGGAAAGGTAAGATGTCATAAAAAGGATTTACTGTAATGACGTTTTCAATAACGCCAGCTACAAGCATGTCCTGTGAAAGTTTTGCTGATTCAGCAAGAGTTACAGATGCCATAATGGAATCTCCTATATATGCCCTTTATTAGTTTTATAGGGCAGTAAAAAAAATATTCTGCTACTATATTACCACGGGTTATATGTAGGGTTACACACCATTCTATGGCGAGTTGACGCTAATATAACATAAAAGAAAAGAAAAAGGGAAATAACTTAATCGGGGCTTAGGGGATTGGGGGATTTCGGACAAAAAAACCCTCTAACTAAAGAGGGTAAAAATGGAGATTTTTTACCTAGGAACTATTTTTTAGCGAATCCGTATTGTAGCTTCTCTAATGCTGTCATATCCTTAGAGCCTGCTCCGACAAAAGATTTGCCATGCTCTGAACCACCACCTTGTGATGATTTGAATAAATGAGGTGCTACGTCTTGTTGACCCTTAACCCACTCCTCTACTGTCATTGGCTCGGCTGAAGAGCTACCGTAAATAATACTTCCAGTAGCGTCATGCGGGATAGCTTGACCATCTTTCAAGGTAAACACAGCTTTAGAACGTAAAAGAATATCATCAATAGCAGTATCAACTACACCTGCCTTAGTTGCTGAATCTCTTACTGCGCTATCAATAACCAAACCTGCTAACTGACTATGAAGAACAGAGTTCTCACTTGTTAGCTTCTCCATATCTACACCATGTGTTTTAATCATGGCTTTAGTACGCTCTTCTAGTAATTCATCAATCTTGCCTGCGTCAATAAGAGTTTTATCTTTTTGGTCTTGTTGAAGTTTAAGCATGTCGTTGTAGTTATCTAAATCGATACCATCAAACTTAGCGCTTAATGTTTCCATATCTTTCAATAACTTAACATTGTTAGTACGGAACTCGTCTAACTTTTTCTTGGTCTCTTCTGATTTGTTTTGTAGGTCTAGAAATTCTTCTTCTGTGTATGTCTTTGGGTCGTCCATTTTATTCTCCGAATAATTATTAAATTGTCTCTGACGTTATGTATTTTACATAAAGTTAAGATATTTAAAGGTTTATTTCTTTTATCACAGAATCTGGCATAAAACGTAAACACGCAGGATAGACGGCTTTAGTTTTTAGTTTTTTGTTTTTAACTAATTCATAAACAGGTAGATTACTACCTCCTTCAACATAATCAAACACATACAGTTTTTCATCGCCATTTGTTATTATTAAATCACTCATCTTAATCTTACCTCAATATCGATTCCCGCCTTTCTCAATTCTGCCTCTATCGCCTTCTTGGACGCTGGTGTTTTAACTAAAATATACTCAACTTCCTCTAGGGTTAGCTTTCCGTATATCTGGGCTTCTACATACTCACCCTTTGTAACTCTAAGCAAATCTTTATAATGAGCTGAAGCCATAAAGTCATCTGCCTCTTTAAACGTGTTTACTGAGGCTTGATATGTTGTGTCTGTAGTGTGCCTAAAATTTCTGTAGAAACTCTCCTCATTAATCTTGTTAATAGGAGATGGTGGTGACGACTGACCAACGCTCGTTGCGTTTCCATTATAAGAGTCGCCAAAGGTTACGGTTGTTCTTTTTCTCACCGAGTCTTTAAACACGATAATATTCTCACCGTATTTAAAATCATCAATTCTATCAAAATCAAACTTGTCTTTAGATGCCACAAACCCATACTTAGGGAAGTTTGTAACATCGTCTATGTCGTCTATACCAAACACATCCTGCTCAAGCCCAATCCTTTCCATCCCTGCGGTTTTGTATGAGCCTTTCCCAGTTTGGAGACTATTCATAACTTCTTTTTGTCTTATGGCTTGTTTTAGATTTTTCTGATTGAAAGCCATGTGTATCTTAACACTATCTTTTGATAATGCTTTTGTAGCCTGTTCACTTAAAACATCAACAGTTTCGCCTGTTATTCTCATACTAACCAAGTTATTCTTTGATGGTGTAATTTCCTCGCCCATAACACGCTTCAAATCCTTATCCCATCCTTGATTTGTTTTCTGTATTTCTTTTCGGGCTGTATCATAACTTTTTTCCAAGTTCACATACGGCACATCAAAGACAACATCATCAACCATTCCCAACTTGCTTTGTAACTGCCCCAAAGTCAGCGGGTTTCCACTCTGGTCAACTAAATCACTAAAGCCTAGTTTGCCGTCTTTCCACAGTTTGCGTTTGCCCTTGCCTAACACATCTTCTTGAAATGCTTTAGGTTTTCCCTTTAGCCACTCTTCATAACCTTTCTTCTTAGATACTTGGCCATCCATACTGGCTCTAGTTGATTCGGGGATTTCTTTCATCTTACGTTTAGCCCCTAACTCTTCCCAACTCTTAATAATTGGTACTTGGGTTGAGCGACAATTCCAATGAGCGGTTACTCCCGGCCACAAAATATTATGACCAATAGGCTTACGGTTGTTATCCCATGTTAAGCCATCAAGGCTTTGGCAAGTGTGAGAAGTTCTATTGTCTAATGTTGCTACCCACTCTACACCTTTAACAATATCATCATTCTCAGCGTAGGTTTGTAGTCTAGCTTCATTTGCTATAGACTGAATACTTGTCCTTACTAAAGCATCAGCACTTCTATAATTCGCATATAGAGCGCCATCCTTATATCTGTTTACTTTCTTACCAATAAGGTTAGAGATTACTTGGTCTGTAGTTTCACCCTTCATCATCCCAGTACGGATTGTGTCAGAAAACTTTAGTCTAAATGCCTCACCTCTTCTAGCCCACCACTCTTTAGATGGTGCGCCTTCAAATATCGTATCACTCGCTATGGCTTTTAACATTCCACGGCTCATAGTCGTAGATGCTAGTTCAGCACTAATGGCTGTATTAAGAGATGCTACTGCTTGTGCTTCAGCCAATGAAGCGACTTGTGAAAGTTCGTCAAGACTATCCTTTGCAATTTGTACATACGAAGTTTTAATAGTCTCACGAGTCTGGTCAAGCAAAACCTTGAGCCTTTTCTTTTGAGTTTGGGGCATCTTAGCACCCCATACGGTAGATTTCTTAATTTCATCTACTAGGTTTGCTTCAAGTGTTTTAAGTTGCTTGAGTACACGTTTCTTAACTGTCGTTTCCAGTCTTTGTAAATCGACTGAATGACCAGTTATCTCGTCAAGTACCTTATCATTGATTGACATTTAGTGACCAGATAAATCAAGTTCACCAACCTGTAAGTCAACCAAGCCTTTCTCTTCTTCAACTGAAACCGCTGGAGGTAATATCTCACCTCTCTTCATATTCCATAAGAATGTCTCATGGCTAATAGCCCCAGACTGCCAAGCGCCCATAAGTGAAGTCATGTCTGCAGAATCAATCTTGGTATCAACAAAGTCTGTATTAAGAGTAATCTTAATATCACCTTTAATACCTTCCCACTCTGCCATAACCTGAAGTGCGTGTGTTACTGCTCTCTCTACAGATTTAACTGTACTGACCAATGTTGAAGCTTCCGCGTTTTGTCTCAATCTAACCGATTCTGCAGCCTCTACACCTGCTTTCTGTGACTGTAGCAACTGTGCGCCTAAACTAGCCATCATTGAGCGCTTCTCGTCCATAGCTTTTTCTAAAGCCTGAAGACCTTGACCGCTGAACTCAAGATAACCTGCACTACTTGCTGTGTCAGGTAGAATCCAAGCCTCACCTGAGCCGATTCTTAATTCACTATCGACATCAATACCTGTAACGTAAGGTGTGGGCAATGCTGTGAAATGACGACCATGCTCTAAGTCTGCTGATGTTCTGTATAGAGATAAACTTGTATCTG